CGTAGCGACATTTATAAATTCGTTAAACAAAGTCCATTTCGTTACATCGAAAGAAGAACCGGAATTATGATCCGCACGACACGAATAAGTATTACCGTTGTAGATGATAGTATCTCGATACTGCGTGTTGTTAACATAGTTAGTATTTGCTTTCCACTCGCCGCGCGGACGGATTAGAGCACCGGGAAGCCCGGTTGCCCCGGTTGCACCTGTATCACCTTTATCGCCCTTGTCGCCCTTGTCGCCCTTGACCTTCGTCCACGTGTAAGCAGAGAACGTGTTACTATCTGCCGCCGTGAAGTCGGTGTATTGTCCGATATACGCGCCCGGTGTTTCACCGTTGTTAGCGGTAAACGTCGTACCGTTGTCCGAGTACTTGATGTGTAAGTAGGAAGTTTGTCCGTTGGCTCCGGTTGGTCCGGCAATACCTTGATCTCCTTTAGGACCTTGCGAGCCTTTCAACTGTACCCACTTATAAGAAGCGTATCCGGTTGGAGCGGTCGCACTAGTTGTTACCGCTGTACCGATATAAGTATTCGGAGTGTCAGACATCGGATTACCGTTCGCATTAGCGGAGTACTTTACGTGAAAATACTGTGATGTGCCGGGAATACCTTGCGATCCGGTCGGTCCTGTATCGCCTTTGTCGCCTTTTGCCCCGGTTGCACCTGTATCACCTTTATCGCCCTTGTCGCCCTTGACACCCGTTTCTCCCTTAGAGACATATTTAAGCCAATCAGTAGAATTGTCTGTTGGTTCTTGGATTGTTTTGTCTGCAATACATATCCATGTACTGCCATTGCATACAACTTCATCATAGTACCAATATGTGCCCGGCGTCCATACTCCTTTGAAAGCAGGTACGGGAACTTCGGTTATACCGTCGTTAGATAATTGCTTGATAGTCCCGGTCATATACACATTGCGGAGATACGCACTATGTCCGGTCATTTCGATACCAAACAATTTCAAGTTAGACAAGTCGCCCAACTGCATAGCAATCATTTCCTTTGAAATTTCCCAACCGTTTACACCTGTCAGGTAACGGACATAGCTTTGTGTCGAGTAGCTCGATTTTTGCCGCTCTTTGTTTGTGAAGTTACCATACGAAACGAAGTGCATAGCCTTGCAAGGGTGTGCGGTTGTACCAGAACGAAGCGCATATTTAAACGTGGAATCACCGATCTTTTCAGTAATACGAAAATAAGCGGTTTGAAATCCGGTTGAGTCGTTGAATATACCTTTGCAAATATCATCTACCTCTATTTCTGCTATTTCAGCCGGTTCGAGTTTAAGGTAGATAATCCGATTTGATTCGTCTATACGTTCGATGATCCCACCGCCCGGAGCGTTCCACTCTTCACCCGAAACGATTGATACGCGGTTGTAGCGTAATTCAGGAACTTCAAGGAAATCACGTAGGCGAAGAGATTTTGCATCTATATGACCGTCTTTGCCGATCAGCCAACCGATTAAGCCTTCTGCGTAGTCATTTGAGGATATATCACCGGAAAAAGTCGCTGATTTGGCAATCAGTTTATCAAGAACGTTGAGTATTTGCGTTGTTACCGTCGTTGCGGTTAACGTATCCGTAGAAATACCCTTCGTTACGTCTAGCCCGTTATCAACGATTAAACCGCCTAACAACTTGATAAGAAATTGCGTTTCGTCTGGGGCGGTTTTGGATAGATACAAGTCTTTTAAAGCATCGATAGCCGCATCTAGTTCCTGCCTTATGCGCAAAGAAGAAAACGTATTATCGTCGGTCAGTGCCGTATTATTATCGGTCAGAGCAATAATACGAGACTTTATTTCAAATAGGGAACGAAGAGACGAAAATACATTGTTATCGGATGATGTACGCCCATCGTCCATCTTTAATACATCAAGATCAACGCCGCCGCCATTTATAGGCGTTGGCGTTGTTGTACTAATACTTACCGAACCGGAATTGCGTAAATACTTATTCCGAAACGAATGAGGCACTTTCTTATTTTCTACTTCTATCATGTTTCTATTAATGATACGTTACAACTTTCATTTGCGTAATCAATACTCATTTGATCTACTATCATTTCTCTTTTGAGGGAATTTTCGTAAATCCTAGACAGTATCGAAAAGCCACGATTCAAATTATTGCTGTATCTAAATTTAGGAGCTTTATAATGTGTGTAAAACTTGTCTATTAGTATTTGTTCCGGCAATACATTTTTATCGTGCAACGGACTATATACCGTTTTTAAATAATCAAATTTATCCCCTGATTTGGTAGCGCAATTTGAGTAAGAAGAAATATTTTTTGCGTTTGAGTTGATTAGTAGTTCGATGTCGTCCATTTCTGTTACATTATTGTCGTTTATTACATTGCTGTAAACTACGTCGGAATCGTCAACTGCATTATTAAATATATCGTATGTAACTTTATTGTTAGTATACTTAAACGTGAAATCGGATATATGAAATGCAGTACAAGGATAACAGCCCCCATCCGTTCGATACATAGGATATTTTCCTAAATGATTCGGAGTGCTTAATTCAAAGCGTATCTTTCCGCATAGTATTTTATCATCCGGAAGTTTAATCGCGACTCCGTCCGTTGAGTCGTACAAATTAAATCTATAACTAACAGTATTCGTTAATCTCTTTTCATCATCGAAAACTTTATCACCTTCTTTGTTTATATGAACCAAATAGAAACCATCTTTAAGCGTACATTCGTCGTGATACCATTTTTCGACAAAAATATCTTCGCCATTTTCCCTATACGCATAAACCTTATTTCTATCCTCGAACCCGCCGGAAGCCTTTTCACCACTAACTGAATCATACTCGCCCTTACTTACAAATCTCCAATCTCCAAATTCATCCTTATACCTATACCATGTAGCCCCTTTATAAGTTAAGTTATGCGTATTTTTATAATAACCTCGATTTACTCGATCCGTATAATACTTTTGATTCCTCCATACTTCTCCATCATAATAGTAATCATCTATATATAATTTGCAAGGAACCATCGTATTATCAAATCCGGCGCCATATTTTGTATTAGAGTATACTTCATCGGACGTTTTTATTATATCGTTCGGAAGAAAAGAGCCGGACATTCTATAAGCGATATTTATTATGAAATATCCTCCTTTGAATAAAGAATACTCTCCGTTTTTCAATGTTAAAAGAGTCTTTCGAGAAGCACTAATTATATTATACGCTTGCAGGAATGAAACGCAGGTTTTCCAACTTAAAGAAGACGGTTCCCCGTCCTCTGTTGTGTAGTCGCTGTACTTCTGCCATACCACACCGGAATATATATCATTAACGTTGTCGATAGTCACTTCAACACCTTCTGCCGGAATATCAAGAAATGAAAAGCTCGGTATCAAATACCCCCAATTACTATTAGATTTAAAAAACGAATTAAGAAGGGTGTAATTCTTTCCGTCTATATCCCTACCAGATATATAATATTTATTGGGATCGGAGTTTTGATTTACTATATCCTTATCGTCGTCGAGCAATTCCGGGCATAAGTTGATTATCTGATTCATATTAGCAACAACAGATACTTTATTATACACATCACCAAGCGATATACTTCCCGCGCTTTCAGATACGCCAATATTACGCACATTCAATAGTGCGGAAGGGATTGTTATACTTTCACGTGTATCGCTTATTCTATCATAAACGAAAAAATGAAGCTCGTCGTTTTTGATAAAATCATAGTCAATCATATAATAAGCATCCTGATACTGAATGAACGTCATACCGATATATTTAGAGATTTCTTCTAAAACATCTCTACTATTCATCGGCTCGTTAGCTTCATCAAAGAAGTTTCGTTCATGTATATAAATATCTTCTATCAAAGAAGTAGAAACATCTTTCGAGATTCTATTAGTTTTTTGAAAGTACAATTTGTTTAGAATCTTTCCGGGATCGGCAATATCAAGAATGTGCATTATTACATCTTTGAAACTTTTAAAATAGACCTCGGAAGAATTAATATAAGAGTACTTCTTATTTTCCAAAACGGAAATAGTATCGATTGCCTGTATCTCCACTATATTAAGCGGAGTTATATAATCGCTCGAATATAAATTTGGACTCATATATCCAAACCACTCTAAAACATCATCGGTTTTATTATACAAACGAACTTCTATATTTTGCCCTTCGGCTGTATATAGGTCTGATAAAATTCTATCTGTCAATATGCTTGTTACCGAATTAGACATTTTCAACGGCTTGTATAGAGTGTCCGATTCATACTCAACAGTAAACGGGCTATCTGTTAGGGTGAGTTCTTCGGAATACGTTGCAAAGACCGTATGAATTTCGATTCTATACGTCTTGTCTTTCCTGCTCTTAAACTCTGAATAATATCTTAATTTCATCTTACTTTGCTTTTCTGATTATAATGATTACTCAAAACTCCTTCCAAATCTCTTCCATGTATGCGAAACGTTACGTTTGCGGGCTGATTTCCATTTTCTGCAGACGGTGCAATCTTTTGCGATAAGGAGCCATATAAACCGCTATTAAGCATTTGAAACAAATTACTTTGCTGTGATCCGTTTAGAATCATCTCGCCTGAATTGAGTAAAGCCGGAACCTTATCGCCTGTGAATGATGTGCCAGGCACAATACCACCCGTTGCGAATTTAGGAATACTAGCCATTGCAGCGACGACGGCAGCAACGGCGGCTCCCGCCAATAACCAACCGACAACGGGCGTTTCTGCTGCGGAAGCTACGCCGCTAACTACTGCTTCGGTCTGTTTCGCAGTTATTAACGATTGAATAGCCGGAATAGCTTGCGCAATACTGGATATAACATTTGCGCCCCATTGAAGATACGCCGCCGCACTTTCATTGGTTATTCCAGATAAAGACCCCATAATACTACCAACTGCAGATAGAGATTCGGCATACCTTTCATTCATGTCTATATCTTCTTTTTTAAAAAGTGGATCATATTTCGGCAACTTTAAGTTTTTACCTTCTTTCCCATGAGTAGGAACTTTATCTTTATACGTTGGTTTTACCGGAAGAGACAAAGCGCCGTCTTTCATTTCACCATGAGCACTTTTGAACGTTTCTTGCTCTACAACAAACTTTAAACTTATCCTCTTTGATTCAAGTTCATTAATTGTTGCTTGAATGGCGGAACGCGCTTGCATGTCGGTTTCAGCAATAAGTTTTTTATTTTGCTCTGCGATTTGCGTGTCATACCAAGCGATAGAGCCCTTTTTCGGTTCTTCCTTTGGCGTTTTACCGCCTATTCCTGACTGTGAAGCACGGTTCGCCGCTTTCGTCATACTAGATAAATTCCGTCCCGCCGCCTCTGCCGCCGTTGCAACGTTTATTAAATTCTGCAACCATTCATCACTCTTCTTTACTAAAATCGCGTTATATTGTATTGCATCCTGATACTTCGATAACATCGGGCTTATTGCCTTACTCAATGCATTTGTATCTGTTGTTGTAACCGTGTGCACATTCATTCCAGAACCCACCGTTTCGTAAGTTGTGAATTTGGCTTTTAAACGATCGTATTCATCTACGAAGTCTTTATACTGTTTCGCTAATTGTGCCTTTTGTTTATCGCCTACCGAAGATACATCTAATCTCAACACTTTATCTATATCTATTGCCGAAACATCTACGCCGTCAAGTCCTATTGCCGCCTTTACCATTGCTTGTAATGCGTTTTGACTTCTTTGTTTATATTGTCCTACGATTTCCTCTTGGTCTTTCAGCGTCTTGTCTAATAGTTCCCTAGCTGCTTTCTTTTGCTCTTCCGTTGAATCCTTATCTTTTAAGATAGTTATTTGTTCTTGTATGGTTGCTTGATTCTTTGCATCAAAATAAGAGAATGACATCTTTGTATTTCCTAATTGATCCATCGCGTTGTATGCTTCGCGTGCTAGACGTATAGTTTCGGTTAACCCGTTCATGAACGGCGTCCAGTCTCCACTACCGATAGAGTAGAAAAATTGGTCTACGCCACCTTTTAAGCCATCCATAGTACGGGCATATTCATCTCCTAGCGTCTGACTGCTATTCATTACTTTATTGAAACCCTCCGAGGCAGTTACGGCAATACCAAGAACCCCGGCGAACTTCATAACTCCCGATACTGCAACGCCAGACATCTTAGAAATGTCGCTTTGAAACCCGTTTACATTCTTCTTCGACTTATTTAGATTTGCGTCAAAGTCATTCGTTTTAAGCAATAATCTTGTTACTATATCAGACATCTTTATGCGTGTTTAATTGTGATTCTACTTCTTTTGCTTTAGCTCGTAATCGTTGCATCTCTTCGTCCGTTACGCTCGTATCTTTCTTTTCTTCTTCATCCCACGGGAACCGGAGTATATCGGTTTGCTTTAGCGTCTTTGTGCTATTAGATTGCGCTATAATGAAACCTAACAATCTAGTTTGTTCCCACGCTTCCCGATTGCGTCGATTCAATCCGTCTATAAACGATTCAACCTCGATAAAGTCCATTTTATCGAGGAAGTAATCGGGAGCGATCCCGCCCTCACCGACAACGCGCGAATAAAGTTCGCGTATACTTACGGCTTTCGTTTCCGCGTTGTCACCTTCTTTTTTTTTACGTCATTTCCTGCCGATTGCGAACGTAGTTTGATTTCATCCAAAATAAACTCTTTGAATTGTTCGAATAGAGTCAAATCATTTTCGCACAACTCTATAAACTCGTCAAATTTCATATTAAACGAATCCTTATTACTAGCGATCAGGAACGAATAAAACAAAATGTATTCATCTAGTAATTTCCCGAACTGAAACGGATAGCCGGATATAGATTCGAACACAAAGAACGCACGAAGCGTATATTTCAAAGAGAAATCTTTTCCGTTAAGTGATATTGTTTTCATTGAATAAGTCGTTTAGAGGGCGGCAAAACACCGCCCGTAAGTTATTTACTAGCTGCTTCCTTTGCAAGCGGTCCGGTTCCTTCGAAACTGATTGATAGTGTTGCTTTGTCTCCATCCGGCGCATTTGCTTCTAGCGAAGTGATAACCGCACTACCTGTATATGCACCTTCCGCTAGCGTCCATCCGGCGGCGGGCATTTCGTTTACGTCAGGATTGCCAACAACGCCAAATTTCAGAACAACAGGTTTATGCGCCAAGAACAAAGCGAATAGTTTATCGTAACTATTCGCATCTGCATCCGCGCTAAATACGTTTTCACTGGAAGCGTTCCAAGAAAGTTTCTTGATGTCCTTCTCCGTCCAGATACCCGAATCTTTACTTTGCGTGTCGATTGTTTCAGCCGAAAGCCCCAATTTGCAAGATGTGGCAAGTGCGATGGCTTTATCGTCGATGAATAACATTAGGTCTTTTCCTAACACTGATTTTGCTTTACTCATAATTTTATCGTGTTTTAGTTAATTATTCAGTTTTAAATGAGAATACGAGGCTTTGAATAAAAGTATCTTCTATAAAATCCTCATTCGCGCTAATTAGTTTAGAATCGATCACATCGAAGTTATCATAACTTCCTCGTTTGTTTTCGAGTGATTTACGTACCTCTTCCGCGATTGTAACAGAGTTCAAATAGTTATCACTGGCGACAACGATCTCAACCGAAACAGTGTCACCCGTGCCGTACCTATCTTTCGTATATTCCGGCGTTAAGGAGTTGCGTTTGTAGATCACAAACGGAAAAGATGTTTCCGTTTTGGTCGAAATCGCATATATTTTATCAGAAACCAATTTTGCCAACTCTGTAGAGTCGCTTAATTTCTTATATACGTGTGCGCCTATTGATAAACTCATTTCTTTTTATTTGCTACTTTCATTATAGAATCAATTATATTTTTCTCTAGTGAGCTCTCTGCTTCTTTCTGCTTCGATTTGACCGCATTAGAGAAGAAGTGGGAAGCATTTATAATACCCCTATTCGCTCCTTTTTTGGTAGCTCGTTCTTTTGTTCCTGATTCGAACCATTTCAGCATATAGGCGCGTGATCCCTTTTTGCGGCGGTCGATCAAGTCAACCCGTGCACCGGAAGCATTGCGATAAACTGCTACGTTTATTTCGTTCTTTAACGGTTTGAACGATACGCCATTCTTAGAACTGCTAAATTCTGCATCAGTAACAGCGGAAACTAGATTTTCCTGTGCCTGTTTACGAATGATAAGAATCGACTTTCTAAGAGCGGAGGAAATTGCCTTCTTTGCTTCTTTATCGTTCAACCGTTTAAGTAGTTCGTTTACTCGCGTTGCATCCACTTCGACGCGATACAAGTTGCGCCCGGTGTAATTGTCGTTACTCATTGATTACCTCCGCTTCTATAACCGTTGCTTGTTGCTTCCGGTCGTGATTGATAGATAGAATCTTGTATTTCTGCCCGTCGTATTCGATCCTCATTTTAGCGTTGATCTCTTTACAGATGCGAATCATTATCGTATTAACGGTCGTATTATATATCTCGCCGTTCGCTTCTTTACGTGCACCCGACTTAAAGCGAATGTATGCGCGTTTATCGAATACTTTCACCCAACTTTCAGACGTACCGCCCAGATTATCGCGCTTTGACTCGCTACGGTAAAAAGCGATCATTTCGTTTAATAATCCTGCTTGCATTACGTATATCGTTTTAAAGGTTGCAGTAATAGTTCTATGTGCCCCGGAATAACTTGCGGAGTGGCAAATGTTACCGATTCGCGGTTTGCGTAGTAATTCGCTATAAGGATGCGGATCGCGTGCCAGATACGCCGATCTATTTTTGCGTCCTTAACGTAGGTATCTAGCGGATTATTTAGATACGATTCGATAAGAAGTTGAACGGGTTCGATAAGCCCGGTTATATACGCGTCATCCGTGTCGAAGTCAACGTTTAAATGCTGTTTGAGTTCTTCGAGTGTTACGTATTGTGCCATATTGTATAAATTAGAAAGGGCTAGAGCCGAAGCCCCAGCCCTTTAGTGAATGATAGGTTATAGGATTAAGCAGAAGCCTTCTTCTTTGCGATGGCAAAGGCTTCCGGGCGTACTGCCAACTCGTCAAACTTTGTATTTAATACAAAGTAGGTGAGATTCTTTTTCGCTCCTGTATATGGATCAACAGTCAAGCGCATTTCTCCAAATTGACCTACCAACGCATAAGAGAAAATTCCAAACCCAAGAATGTCATCGCCGATGTATTCCGTTGAAAATACCGGATAACCGTTAATCTTTCCATCTTCAAGAATCATTCGAGAACTTCCCGCTTCGCGTGGAGTAGATTCAAGATCGGCATAAGTGGAAGCCGAACAAACATAACAGGCGGTAGCATCAGCAGGAACACCCGCTTTCAAAACAGATGCTTTCAACTGGCAAACATTTTTCCAACTCAAAGCGGAAGTATATTCGATATTCGGAGTTGCTTTCACAAATACGCCCTCACTCGCCTTTGATGTGATCTTAGTAGGTGAAAACATCCATTTGTTTAACAAGCGTTGCAAAGCCATTGTAATTTGTACTAAAACAATGTCACGCAAAGCAAAATTCGTTTCGTCGATAGCATCATTCGAAACAGGAACGGACAAAGAGCAACGTTTCGGAGTCGGAGTCAACTTAGAAATGTCGATCTTTGAATCGTTTACTTCGGCGTTCTCGTCCTCAATTGTAGCTTCAACACCCGACACAACTGGAAGAATCCATTTGCCATACATTCCGCTCTGCATCTTGCACCCTACTTTGTCAAGAATCAACCCTTTTTCAAGTGGCAAAATAACGTCTCCAACTGTTACGGGGATCAACGGATCAGATGCGGCGGTATCCATGATATTTCCAACGGCTCGTTCGTGAGGAATAACCAACCCTTTATTTACAATAATACCTTGATACTTGTCCGATGCTCCATTATTGCGCAACAAACAAACCGCTTCTGCGAAAGCTCTTTCACGTTCGATTACATTTTGAGGAACAACAGTACCAAGAGCGCGTTTTTCCATGCGTACTTTGATAACGTCCCGCTCGTTTTTCAGCGCGTCGAATTGTTCTTGCTCTTCCGGCGTTAAGCCGCGTTTTTCTGTTTCCGCAACATCTAAAATTGCGTTCATGTCTCTTTTAATAACTGCTAGTCTTTCTACGTAGTTCATAATCGTAATCTTTTAAATTTGTGTTCTTAATTTTTCTATTTCTATTTGATAATTATCGCTCTTTGCAGGTTGTAGATGTATCTCTAAGCTGCGCAATGTAACATCTGTCCCAAAATAAGCCGGATCGCTAACAATAGAGACATCAAAGATTTTATCAATCTTAGTAACCGTACGTATCAACAGTCCATCTCTTTGCGAGTACTCGACATTTCTTTTTTCATCTGTGATATAAGCAAAAGAAGAACCGAATAAATCTCCTCTTTGAATCATTTCTATCGCGTAGTTTCCATCCTGCGTATTAGGCGAAGCAAAACGGTACATACACCCGTAATCATCAAGACATAAGGATAAAGACCCCGTCCCATTGTTAGACCTCGCTAAAAGCCTTTGTTTATTATGTTCTAGTAGTGCCTTAACATCACAACTACGGAGTAATTCTTCGGAAACAGCACCCGACTTAATGATTTCAATAAAGAAACGTTTCTTTTCTAAGTCGTACATAACACGGCTTTCACGTTCAAATACAATCGCATACCCTTCTATATTTCTTTCGTCTAATAATTTCGGGGCTGCATTTTCTCCAAAACTTCTAATTTCCATCGTGTTTCATTTATTGTTTTACTCTATCTGCGTTTCTTCTTCTTTTGGTAGCTCGTTTTCTTTGTTCGTTTCCGATTCGCCCCGTATTTTAGGAGAATCAGCCGGGGCAACATTACAAGTTATAAATACAGTATCACCGCCCGGAATAGGCGCTTTCCCTAAATGGGAACGGATTTCATTCGATGTAATGCCACCTATTTCAAGGAGAGTTTTCCAATATGTTACCTGTGTCATTAAATCGGTTTGATACAGAACTGACAAATCGAAATTAATCTTATAATCCATCGAGACAGAATCAGGAATTAACTTCAACTCAAATTCCGATTCGATCTGTCTCAAATAAGGCTGTAAGGTATCTGTCAAATAAGAAACTTGCCCCATTTCAGAAGCTTTATAATTGGTGGGTTGCCCTGCAAATACCTTATCGGGATGAACACCATAAAAGCGACAAATGTCTAATACCGTCAGCTTCTTATTTTCTATTAATTGAGTATCTGCCGGAGTGAATGATAATTGAGCAAACGACATATCACCATTGACCGAAACAATATCGCGACCGGAATTCAATTCACTTTCAACACGTTCAGCAACATCGGAGGTCTGAATATCAGTTAACGCGTTAAGCCCTTTAGCTTCTCCCTTCGTGCCGGATATAATCCCTTTGATCTTTCCGCCATTCTGAAACGTTTTTAACGTTTGATTATCTGCGCTAGCGGCTACACTCATGACACGCGAGGCGGATTCTATGACACTGACACCTGTATATCCCCCGTCTTGACTATTATGTCTTAAATGAATAATATCGTTCGATCCAAACACGCCGTTTATGTGATTAATAATATCACAAACAGTATATGTATCAGTATATTTGTCGTAAGTGGTAGAGCCGGGAGAAAGTAATACTAAAGCGGTTGGTTCTCCAAATGTTCTACGAATGAAGATGTACGCATTTCCCCGGTTCACCATCAATATAACCATATTCCGAATAAATTCGAAACTGCTCATTCTTCTATTTGGTCTACGCGTAAGGAGTCTATATAAAATCTCCTTTTCATCCGGGACAAAAACAGCGTTTTTCTTCCGTTTGTATTGAAGTGGCAAAGAAGCAATCGTACCGGATAGAATTGCCGTACAACGATACGCGGCGGATAGCTTCATCGCCGCATCAGTACTATATACATTTATGGGCTGTGATGGAAGAGACGACATATTAGTATTAATATAATCGTCCAATCCTAGAGAGCGGATAATCGCGTTTCTTAGTTTATAACGTAGTTTCATCGTGCTATTGTGTATAATTATTAAATAAGTAGAATGTCATTAGGTTTGTTATCGTCGAATCAATCTTAGCATTATGCGTTTTCTTGACTGGCTTCTTATTCATGTTCCGATCTTCGTCTAATACCGCATTACTAAAACAATACGGTGTAATCGGATTAGGGCTAAAGGTGAGCTTACTCCGATACAAAGCAAGTTCAAAGGATTCGATAGGGCTTGTAAACGTTCCGTATGTCTGTTTAACAGGCTTAATATATTCACTCGCACCGCCTACGGAATAAGTAAGAAGATTCACAAATTCAGCCGATTTATAAGGATCATAGCCAACTCCCATAATTTGTAGATACTTTGCACGCGCAAGTATATCGTTTACTATTTGCTGATAGTCGATAATATCACCGTCACAAAGAATTAAATAGCCCGCTTTCGCCCAACCTTCGTAAAGTTCCCGATTCGGATGATCTTTCAAAGCTCCTTCCGGGAAATAGTAGTCCGTATGCGAATGAAAAGAGCCGCTTTCTTTTGAATAGATATTATAAGTAACCGAAGAGAAGTCGTCTCGAACGGACAAATCAACCGCCACCATCGTAAGCGGATAAGTACCAATATTTTCTATTCTAATATCTTTGAATCGTTCTTCGATCTGCTTTGCCTCAATCCATTTTGTTGTTTGGTCGGTAGTAAATACGTTAAGTAACTTTGTTCGAAACTCTAGCGCGTCCGGTGCGCTATATAAAGCCTTCTGGTATGCGTCGATATAGAAATCTTCATAAACAGTTATACCCATGTGTGGTTGCACTTTACGCCACGTTGCCGGATCGCCTTCCTCGTCGTCTACGTCTGGCTCAAAGATGTGTGCAAATATGGAATCATTTTCAATCTCACCTCGTAGGATCGATTTATACATTTTGAGCATTTCGACGAATGGAGCCGTTTCTTTATCGGATGCGGTCGTAATTACTACGGTTAAAGGGTTGAGCCGTGCGCCCATTGAGGAAGTTAATACATTCTTCAATGCGGCGCTATCGGCTTGTGAATACTCGTCTACTATTACCATGCTTGCGTTAAGTCCGTCTAATTTATCCGGGTTAGAGGCAAGGCAACGGGCAAAAGAGGTTTTTCCCTTTATGCGGTTATATATGATTTCTCGATTAATTTTGAAGTGCCTAAACTTCGGATCGAGAGACTTTAAAATATTACGTATTTCATCAAAACAAACTTTCGCCTGATTATATGAGTTTGCAGCAACGTATGTTTGTGCGTTCGCATCACCGAACAACAAATCGTTAATCGAAAGACTCGCTACACTTGTTGTCTTACTGAATTTACGCGGAACGAATAGAAGAGCTTCGCGAATCAAACGTTTGTTTGTTCCGGGCTTGTAAAACGCTAGAATGTTAGAGAACTGAAACACCTGTATCGGAGTCAGCTTATATCTAGTCTTTCCCTTTGTGCCGGAGAATTTCAAACGCTCGTAGAACGTGACGAACTTCTTTACTTCCTTGATCCGAAATTCGTATTTATCAAGAAAAACAAAGAAGCGGTGAACGGCTAGCAACTCGTAAAGGTTGTGCGCGTCCGGATTGTTAATACAACCTTTGATATACACATTTAGTCTTTCGTCTGCCTTGTCTAGCTTATACGAATCAACGTCGATGTTATGCAAGTCGGAGATAACCGACTGCTTTAACGCTATCAAATTGTCTCTATTCTCCTTGTTCATCGCGATCTATTTTGTTTACTTCGTTAATCAGGTCGTTTACTTCGTCGTCGTCAGATGCAGAAAGCGTTTGAAAGGTCAAACCAAGTTCGCGTAATTGTTTGCGCGTTGCTTCGAGTGCATCGAATAAAACTTTGAAAGCAGGATGCGCCGTAAGTTTATCATTATTTTCGCGGGACACTTCTTTCACGTATGACTTCATACGCTTCTTTGAAATATCGTTTAGTGCAATTTGAAACGCCATATATGAACCTGCGCAAAGAGTTATACAGAGGTCTAAATCTTCCGTATATGTTCCCTGCGACTCCATCGCGGCGCGAATCTTTTCTTTTATGTCGTCCAAATCACACATTTTTATAGGCTTTTTGCATATAGGAAAAGATTGCAAGTATTTGGTAGCTCGGAAGATGCGCACAAAAAGCTTACCCCCAACGCGCACCCCCTCGTTTCAAAAATTACTCGCGCGTGTAAATATGAGGTGAGGTGGGTTTAGCGTATCGCGTTAAAAAATAAAAAAACCGCCCCCCTCTCGTCGAGGTTGAGCGGTTGTAAAGAAATCGAAAAAGAGAATTATTCTTCGTTTTCGGCGACACTTACCGAATCGGGCATTTTAAATAGAATCGGCATATTTCTTGCCGTCTGTCTTTGCATTATTATTGCTTGTATCGCATCAATGTGATATTGTACATATTGTCTATCGTTCTTGTACAGTTCAGGGAGTTTAATAAAATCGTTCCATAGCTCAACGGTTTTATTTACCAAGTTTATTTCTTCTTCATTCATTATTCGTCTATTTAATCGTTATTATCTTTTAAGAACCGATCTGCAAACCGTTCCGTTGCCCTCCGATTATTCGCCTGAACCGCCTCTTTCGAATGACTGAAAGCACGTCGATGCGTATCAGAGTGGCACGAATGGCAGAGACTTTGCAGATTGTTATAATCAAACATTAGCTGTCTCATTCCGAGTTCGTGCGATACAGACTCAACCGGGACAGTGTGATGTACTTCCGTTGCAAGCGTACTGCGATTGTTCGCCTCGCACATCTCACAAACCGGATTGCTTTGTAGCTTCTTAGCTCGAAGTAACTTCCAACGATTGGAGTTAATCATCTTAATGTAATGCGGGTTTCTACTCATAATTCATCATAATTAAAAAGAATCTTATCACATTGATAACAATCGTGCAACTCCTTTCGTGTCGCCTCGATGTCGTCCGTTTCTATCTCAACTAAATGCGTCTCGGACACATCGCCCGATTTACATTGAATACGCCTGATTATATACATAATGTTTCGATCCGATCCAGTCCATTAATAAGCAATCTAATCCGGGCGCAATTCCCATCGCATCGAGTCGATTGCGTTTCCTGTTTATGAATCCGGCTTGCACAACCTTTGCAGTTTTTCGACGGACACATTTGTTTATACACTTCGATAGCTTGCCACCTCGTTTCGTCTCTCTGCATCCGAGCCGCTTCGATAGCGACTTTTCGGATTAAGCCACGCGAGCGGATGCGCTCCTTTGTGGCTTGTTCGATGTACTGTTTTACTTTACTCATTTTACCGTGTTATTTTTAGGTTTGTAATTCCACCCGTTTAACTCGTAGACTTTCCGTTTCGCCTCTTCTTGCGTTGCCGCATCATCTACCTTTGTGTCTCCGTCTGGATCGCGACGATAGATATTGAAGTGTCGAAAACGAGGGGAATAATAATACTTTGATTGATTTTGCGTTTGGCTCATTTCTGTATCGTTTTTAATATTAATCTCTTGCTTCAGCCATCTTCCGACCTTTTGTAGTCGCCGAATAGATATTCGGCTTATCACCACTGAAACATTTAGTTTTTATCCATTCATTTCGTTCAGCTTCCCGGATATAGAAGGATATTCCGTATTCAGATGTATGTTTTAACCAATCCAAATTTTTGATTTGTTCAAATGTCATAGGACCGCCATAAACGAGCGATGACGTCAACATTTCAACGCTTTCTTTCAATGAATATTCACTCATATTTATCTTGTTTTACTCTAATTAAAATACACCTCCATCACAGGCGTTAATAATAATTTCTACTATTCTATCACTTTTCATTCTTCCATTTTCGCCCACTCCATCATTATCATCCTTATCAAGTTTCAAGATGTTTAAATTTCCATCAGCAAAGAGAATCAGATTCTTAGGTTTATTTCGGATTAACTTCTTCAGCTCCTTAATCCATTCCTCTTCTTTCTTCGTTAGTTTGATTATTTCCATAATGTTCCTTATTGATTTGTTTTGATTATTTCCTTTTATTCATTTTCTTCCGTTTCCGGTCTTTTTTGATTTGATTCGCAGTACGCCCACCTTTCGAAGAGGAATTTTTCCAAGAAGGTGGGACGGTTTTCCAAGGAGTAGACTTTTCTTCATCTACCATTTTCAGTTCCATATAAGGAATATCATAAGGTCTGTTTTCGTATCTATATGTATTCATATCTGTTTTGTTATTAGTTATTCAATCCGTTCACCCAACTTTAAAACATACACTTCTTTCTTATCAGGTGCACCCCACTTCTTTCGACCAACTCCAACAGAGATACGATCCAACTTAAACAACATAGTTCGCGCGGTGTACCCATACCGGAAACGAACGTGTGTATAATGATCGCAACTACCAACCGGACAACCGTCACAACCTTTTGCGCTTGGATGAAGTCCGCAACACTTTAAGCGTTTGATCCAATACGGTTTTATTTCCCGATATTCTTCTTTCTTTTCGCCGGATTCGATCATTAGAAACCAAACCGCCATTAATGGTAAATCTAGTATTCGCATAACTTTATTATTTATTAATTCTACACAAACATTCTAGGCTGCATCCGCGACAAAATGATTTTATTCGCATCTGCATAGAACTTCTTCTTTATCTCAAATCCGTATGCTTTTCGCCCGCATTGAGCAGCTGCAAGTAATGTTGTACCACTTCCGGCGCATGGGTCTATTACAACATCACCCGCATCGGTGAAAAGTTCGATCAACCGCTCAAGCAACGGAACTGATTTTTGTGTCGGATGAATCCGCGGTGTATCTATGTCTCTAGGATAATCGAAACAATTAAATACCATCCGACCGCCAATATTGAATTTTGGCAGTTTATCCCGATACAAGAGTACACCATATTCACAATTACCAACGACCTTCATATTAGCCTTTAAAACTTGTGCCGAAAAGTTCTTTTTAAATACCAGATTGATATATTTGTTCAGCCCGTATTCCTTCGCTTTCTGTATAAGTTCGAATTGTTGCTGAAATTCACAAAAGACAATCATACAGGGGGATTTTCCTTTTTCTTTTGGCTCTTTAACGAGCATCTTGCTACAAAAATGAAGAAATTCAGTAATTCGAAAATCCTTATCGGTATCGAAAAATTCTTTTCCAGCTAATTCGCTTTCTCCGTTAGAATTGTCTCCGTCGATATACCAAGATGGATTAGAACCGTATGCGTTCTTCCCAATGTTGTAGGGAATATCCGCAATGATTAGTTGTGCTTTCGGAATACCGTATGTTTTATAGTTCTGGAAATGGTCGTTAAATAGTTCTACGTCTTTCATCGAAACAATAATATTAATCGTTAATAATCTCGTCCTCATTCTCTACTACTTCACTCTTTACAGGCTTCTTCACCGGAACGCGAATCGCCTTTTCTGTAAACTTGTTCGATAGATATTGTTTCGCCTGCTCCCAATCCGTAAAGTGTAAATTCGGATCAGTATAGAGCGAGATAATCGTAGAGTTTAATTTATCGAGTGCTCCGAAAGCACTTGAATTTATCGTACCGTCTAAGGGTGAAAACTTGGCAACTAAACCGTTATATTTCTCTGATACAAATCGGTCTATATACTTCCGATTCCGTTCATTTGCCGCGACGGGGTCTGCCGATATGTCGTGCAAATAATTTGTGTTTGATAGTTTTTTAACCATATTAAAATCCTTCTAATCGTTTTTGTCCGTTCATTTCGTCTACCTTGTGTTGTGGTAGTTTTCGTTTTGGTTTTACATACTCGAAATGTCGTTCCGCCTGTGATAGATCGTAGAACATTTCTTTGATTTCGTCCGGTAGTACTTCTTCATCATCATCGCCGGGCATCGGATCGGCAACCCGGAGAAAGCAGCCTAAAATGTACTGCATAATCTCGTATGTGCTTTTGAAATGATAGTCAGCGCGAATCTTATCGAGCCTTTGCCATTGTTCCAGATCGACGCGAACCGGAATCTTTTTAAAGTACACAAGTTTCTTTTTTCTGCTTCGCATGGTTTCGTTGTATTAATTATCTTCTACTAGCTCCGTTCAAGTCCAAGACGTTAAACATTTCATTTATTCGATCCGCGATATACGCGCCGTAAATACGCTGTATTTCCTTAATCGTTAAGTTCGTTGTAACATGAGTTATTGCCTCATGTCTCAACTCGTACCGACATTGGAAAATATACTGCATCACGTTTAGTTCAGTACCGAAATACTTTGCCGGGATTGGCTCGCGTCCTAGTTCATCAAAACAGATCATTCGCGGCGTACCGTTGTTGTAAGTATACAATTCTAGTGCATCCTTTCCGCGCATCGAAAAGCCGTTTGCAATACAGGAAGCCGAATCAATCCTAAAACCACCGATCGGATAGCCGCCCTTTGCTTTGCCACGTGTGAAATAACTATATCGGTTTAGAATCTGCATGATAGTACTTTTTCCTGTACCGATGTCACCTCGTAACAATAACCCTTTATTTGAATCTAGCTTCTCGGATCGTCCTTCAGTATACAAAAACAGTTGGTTCATTATGTTTCTATTCGAATCGTCAATCTTAAAACCGGGGCAAACGTATTTGCAGCACGCTTTAAACCATTCCGGGCGCTTCTCTACTTCTATCGGCTCGTCATAGTACGGTAGTCCGTATGATAGTATTGCCGCTATCGGTAGAGTCTGTTTGCTTCTTGTTTCCATATTCGCATTTATCGTTTTTTAGTTCAAATAATCCCGACCAATTATTAGCAATCGATTCATTTACGATTTGCTCCGCAATCACCGGATCATTCTTGCTCAATTTTACCAGTTTGTTATAACACGCTTTTAGTGACTTTTCCGATTTGTAATTTTGCCGCCTGTCTTTCTTGTATTCAAGCCAGAGCAAAAACGCTTCTAAAAACTCGTCAGATATAAAATCAAAATCTCCATGAGAGACTTTAGAGAGTATATTTCTGTTTGGTTTCTGTTTTAGTTTATTATAGTCTGTACTATCCCCTGTATCATTGACTCCCTTATCTACTGTATCATTGGCTGTCTGATTGGCTCCCTTATTGGCTGTCTGATTGGCTGTAAAATTTACAGTAGTAGTTACAGTAGTTTTAAATTCCTTCACGAAAGAATAAGAGCTTATAATACGTTTGTTTTTACCAGATTTATAATAAATCAATCCTGCATTTATTAAAGACTCACGGGCTTTTATTAGTGTTTTCTCATTCACGTTAAGCGCAAAACAAAGTTCAATGTTCGAGCAATCGAAAACGTCCCTCC